TATAATCTGTTGATCCATAATAGAGATGCGCAATATCTTCTGCTCTTTGACCTTCTTTAACTGTATATGGCATAAATAACATTGGATTTGATGCTACCCAAGATGAAAAGCTATTGCGACGAGTAATATCTTTTACTCGCTGACCCTCATAAGTAATTGTTGGAAAATTTTCGAAATATTTCATATGTTATTCCTTAAGTAGTAATTCCAGCAGCACGGGCCAATGCAGGATCAACCTGGCCATTTCCAAAACCTACGGTTGCTTCTGGTAATCTAGCAGCAGACTGTGCCGCGGCAGGCTCTGCACCATAATCTTCTGCAGTTTCAATTTGCAGTTCTTGCATTGTTAACGAAAGTGTAACACCAGCAGGTTTACCACCTTTCATAATTGCCATAGTTCCTCCACCTGCATAATCTACACTAAAGTTTTTAACCATAGATGGTTTGAATTTCATATATGCGTTTTCATTTACACCAATTAAATATGTATAACAAACTTTTGGATATCTTAAGAAAGCTTTTTCAATTGCTAAAGATCCGGTACCTAGGTTTTGAGTTACTGGTAGTACAGATAATTTAAATTGTCGAATAATATCCATGATTCTTTGAGAATCTTCTTCATTACTTGGCATAAGATCCCAAGTAAATTGATGGGTTCTTAATTGAACGCCTTCAAAGGCAAGAGTTTCTCTTGGGTTGATTACTTGACCTGTTGCAGTATTAATAGATCTAGAAATTTGCTCTGGCAAAACTCGGGCTGATCTCATTAAATATTGAGCAACTGATGCAGCGTCATAGTTAGATGTTCCAGCAATACCGGCAGCAATATCATTAATTGCTCTACCAAAAGCACCCGTGCTGCTAGATGTTAAAGCCCTTGCCAAATCTGCTCCAGCCCCTTGAATCATTCCTGGAATATCACCGATAGTTGATGTACGACCTTGCGCAAAATTACTAATTTGATTTGCTAATCCTTCGATTAAAGGATCTCTAGAAAAGCCATTATAATCTAATGCAGTGCTATCTTGTAATTGTTTTGGAAAAGGTAATTCAATAGCGCCTGAACTTCTAACAGAAGCAGAAGATGTTCGCAATGTTTGACCAAGATTTCTTGTACCTGCGGAAAGAAGGTTTTGAAAACTATTACTTTGAAATCCGTCATAAGAATATTCTTTAAACACAAACATAATAGAGTGTGGAAAGGGTTTATTAGGAAATCTTAAATGTGCGGGCGTACCAGAAGACGCAGCTTCGGCTTGTCTTATAGTTTGTTCCGGTCTTGTTGAACCACCAACTCCGAGGTCTTGGTATGGCATGGTCTTTTACCTTTGCGTATAAATAATTTATTATTTTATTTTCTATTTATATCAAATTATGAGGTGGCGCTTGGCTTATAGTGGAAGGTTCAGACCAAAAAATCCTGCAAAGTATAAAGGAGATCCGACCAAAATAATTTATAGATCCATGTGGGAGTTTAAATTTTTTAGGCACATAGATGTACATCCTGATGTACTTTGGTGGCAAAGTGAAGAAGTGATTGTTCCATATTATTCACCTATTGATGGAAAAAGACACAGATATTATCCTGATGTTATTATCCACACCAAAACTCCAAATGGTGGAACAAAAACAACGATGATAGAAATTAAACCAAAGGCACAAACAAGACCGCCTGACATTAAAAATAAAAAGACGGCAAACGGTCGAGTTTCAAGAAGATATTTAAATGAGGTGAAAGCTTGGGGTACAAATGAAGCAAAATGGAAAGCAGCTCGAGCGTATTGTGCTCAAAAGGGTTGGGAATTTCAAATATATACAGAAGATCAGTTAGGAATTAAATAAATGGCAGCAGTATTCGACGATATTTTACTTAGAGGCATACGCTCTGGTCAAGTACCAGCACGTACTGCTGCAGCTCGAGAATGGTATAGAGACCAAGCTATGGGCGTTACTAAAACAGCTCGTAATAGATCTCAAGGCGATAGATTAATTAGAGAACTTAAAAGAGATACAGAAAGAAGACAAGATAACCAATTCAGAATTGGTAATATGTACTTATTTGCTTATGATCCAAAGCATAAAGACACATTACCATACTACGATAGGTTCCCTCTCATATTTCCAATAAATAAAGCTAAGGGCGGATTTCTAGGTATAAATATGCACTATTTACCGCCAATACTAAGAGCTAAATTAATGGATCAACTGTATACTATTTTAAATAATAAAAATTTTGATGAATCAACAAAATTAATGGCGTCATATAAAATTTTGGCTGGGGCTGCTAAATTTAAAGAATTTAAACCAACCATTAAACATTATTTGACCCAGCACGTGAGAACAAAACCAGCATATATTAATCCAACAGAATGGGATATTGCATTGTTCTTACCGACTCAAAAATTTGTTGGTGCTAGTGCAACTAAAGTATATGCTGATTCTAGAAAGATTATAAGAGGATAAAATGGCGTTTAATATATCAGAATTTAAATCGCAGATGGACTGGTTTGGCGGTCCTATGCGAGGTTCGCTATTTGAAGTCCAAATTTTTAATTATCCAGGCGTAACAACAAGAGCAAATTCAAGAGATTTAAGTTTCTTTTGTAAAAATGCTACAATTCCTGGAATGGTATTTAATACTGTTCAATACGAAAATGTAGGACAAATGAGAAAAGTAATGCCAGTTGCATGGAACCCAGAACCAGTACAGGCAATTTTTATGTTAGATTCTGATCATCAAGTAATGTCATTTTTTCATTCGTGGGCACAGCATATTGTTAACTTTAGTACACAAGCCGGTTCTTTTTCTGAAGTTGATGGAAAATTACCGTTTGAAGTTGGGTATAAAGACGAATATGCAGCCACTGTAGTCATTAGACATTATTCAACAAATTATCAAACATCTGGACAATTTTATGAAGTAGTATTAAGAAATGCATTTCCAATACAAATGGGAGACGTAGATCTTGCGTGGGAAAACAACGATCAATTCGCAGTTTTACCAGTAAGTTTCCAATATGACGAAATACAATTTAGTGGTGAAAAAATTGGTTCACCATCTGCCCGCTTTGGCCGAGGCAACGGACTTATTGGATTAATTAATCAAGTTGGAGCTATTGGTCAGTTTCTTGGGTTTGGTGGAGTACCACAAGGAATTCAAGATGCAGTAAATACATATACTAGATTAGATACATTTGGACAAAGAGTTCGTAATCAACTAAACCAAATACTTAGATAATGAGGAGAAATTAAATTATGGCGCTACCCCAAATTGATATGCCAATCTTTGAGATGGAACTTCCATCAACGGGAGAAAAAATTAAATATAGACCGTTTACGGTTAAAGAAGAAAAAATTCTTTTGGTGGCACAAGAGTCTAAAGAAGCAGGACAAGAAGTTTTAGCATCTAAACAAGTAGTAAATAATTGTTTAATTGATAAAGACATTTCTGAATTAGCAATGTTTGATTTAGAATACATTATGTTAGTTTTAAGAACTAAATCTGTAGATAATAATGTTAAATTTTCAATTAAAGATCCGGACACCGAAGAAGTTGTAAATTTAGAAATTGATTTAGACAATATTAAACTTTCTCAGGATGATAATCATAGTAAAGAAATAAAAATTAATGATACATATACATTGTTTTTAAAATATCCAAATATAGATCAATTTATTCAAATTATTGAAAGTAATCCAAACGATCCTTTAGTAAGTTATTTTATTATGATTTCTTGTTTAGATAAATTAGCATCTGAAGATGAAATTTATCATTTTAAAGATTATTCTTCAGAGGATATTGATTCATTTATGGAAAATTTAACTGCTGATGTTATAAAGGCAATTCAAAACTTTTTCCAAACAATGCCAAAACTTCGTCATGAATTGAAATATGTTAATAAAGCTGGAACTGAAAAAACATTTGTTATAGAAGGAATGCGCACTTTTTTTATCTAATGCTGTGTCATTTAAACCTTTCTGATTATTACCAAATGATATTCTCGATGGCGCAGCATCATAAATACTCAATAGATGAATTAGAAAGCATGATTCCTTATGAAAGAGATATTTACTTTGCTATGCTAGTACAATTTATAGAGCAACAAAAAGAAAAACAAAACGGATAAAATAAAATGGCCTTATCACCAGAAACACAGGCAATTATAGACAGACTAAAAGCCGAAGGCGATTTAATTCGTAACAGCGGAACGAATTCTGTTAGGTCCGTAAAAATTCAACTTGATAAATTTGAAAGTATTTTTAATACTATTTCTGCAAATGTTATTGAGCAAACAAGAATTTTGCAAATGCAAGCAGGCCTTGCACAAGAAGCAGTTGAGCGCGCAAAAACACAAGAACAATTTGATGAATTAAAAGCCGAAGAATCTAAAAAATATTCTGAAGAAAAGGATAAATCTTCAGATAAAAAAGATGATGATAACATAAAAAAAATCGGCGACAAAATTGAAAAAGCTTTTTCTGCTAGAAGTATTTTAGGTACTATGAAAGATTTGGCAATTGCCGGAGCAGGTTTATTTGTTGCTTATAATTTTTTAAAAGGTGCGGTTGATGAAGCAACAGGCGGTAGTTGGTCTAATATGGAACAGTCTATGGCCAACACAGATTGGAATGCTCTAGCGCAATCAGCAAGTGATACAGTATCTTCTGTTACAAATATTGTTGGTTTAGCAGAACCAATTGTTACGACCTTAAGCGAGATTAATTGGGAAGGATTAAAAAACGCAGTAAACAGTATGATTGATGCTGTTGCAAATTTTGATGATTGGCTTGTTACATTGCCAGGAATTATACTCGGTGGAACTCTTTTTCGACAAGGTATTAGAGGAGCTGTACAAGGTGCATTAGATACTAGAAATGGTCCAAGAGTTGGTGCAGCACCGCAAACACCCGGCCAAAGAGGCCTAGGAGCATTAAGAAATACTGTTTTAGGTGCGGTTACTACTCTTGCTTGGATGTATGGAGATGAAGTGGTATCTTACTTAACTGACGAAGTAGGTGTACCACAAAATATTGCAGAAGTTGGTGTTGATGCAGCAACAATGGGTTTAACTTTTGCTACCGGTGTTGCAACACTTGCTACCATTTTTGGTGTTACTGTAGGAGCTCCTGGATTGCTTCTAGCCGCTGCGGTTGGCGTTGGTCTTGTTCTTGGTAAAGGTATATATGACTGGTATCAAGAAACAAAAAGAGACGCCGCAGCCGCCGCGCGTAGAGAAATGGAAGCGATGACTGCACAAGAGGGAATTGATTTCGCCACAGGCGGGCCAACTGGTGGTGTAGATCTTACAGCAATTCCAGGGTTAGGAGCGCTTAATGGAACCGAAGTTGCAGTACTTGGTGGCCAAGCTGTTGCACAAGGAGAATTGAATGATATTGTTACTGCCTATAGGGCAAATCTAGATAATGCAGTCATGCAAGAAGGTATGCTGGAATGGATTGAAAGAATGGTTGACATGCTTGATGATGAAGATAGTCGACCAGAGCAAAGACAATATGCAAGAGAACAATTACAAAGATTAAGAGGAATGTTCCCAGCAATACAGGCTGATTTAGATGCTTTGAGCGGCATGGGAGCAAACGATGCTAGATCATATTTTAGAGATAATATTTTAGATTTATATAATTCATATGCCGAAGATTTTAGTTTTAGAATGGGTACAAAAGGTTTCCGCGATTTCGGTGCAGGAACTTTTTCTATTCTTCATGGCAGAGAAGCAGTTGTTCCAATTAATACTGCAGCAGGCCGATTCTTAGATCAATACTTTACAGAAAATTGGGAACCTAAATTTGCAAATGCAACTAATCTTGCTACAATTGCATCAGGCGCGGGCGGTAATTCAACAATGAATGTTATCCAACCAGTTAATATTGGTGGATCTACAATTACTATGGCAGATGGTGGAAAGAGTGTAAGTATGATTAATGTTGGTGGAGGTGGATCAACCACACCTGGTGGTTCTATGCTTCCTTATGGGTTAACCGGAGCATTCTCATAAGAAAAGGGAGCCGAAGCTCCCTTTAATCGAACGGCGTATAGCCTGTCCCCGTTATTCCTTAGTAGAAACAAAAGAATACATTTCTTTAGCTTTTTCCATTAAAGCTTCCATAGAATACATTTCATAAGCTTTTTTCATCTGAGTTTCTAACTCTTCGCGAGTTTTCTTACCCTCTGCAACCATGTTCTCATAGAACTGAATGTTCATATGGTATTGTTGATCCATGTAATCTTTTGCCAATTTAAGCATATCAGCGCGAATTTCGAATGGGTTCTTATTGCTCATCTTTTTTCACTCCTTTAGTCATCATATCAAAAGTGTATTTCATCATAGATTCAGTATTATCTAAGAGCATATGAGCGAAATTTGTTTGGGCTTTGATGTAGTCTTGAGCTGCTGCTGCAAGTGTTTCGTCTTGAATAGTTTTACGTACAAAGTCTGACTTTGCATTTTGAAAATAGTTTACTAGCATTTTCATTTTTACTTCTCCTTGTGATGTGTGTATAAAGTGGAGGGCCTTTCACCCTCCTGGTTTTATATTTATCCGTTTAGAAGTTCTAGCTCGTCATGCTTATTATGACCAATAAGAATCTTACGAGGTTTCTTTTCTTCTGGGATAATGTTTTCTAGTTTAACGGTTAGAATACCGTCAGCTAGATCAGCGCCATTTACAACAATGGTGTCTGCTAATGTAAAGACACGTTTAAAGGCGCGAGCTGAAATACCTTTATGCAGATAATTCTTTTCGTCTTCATCTTCTTTTCTACCCTCAATGGTTAAAACACCGGCTTTAAGTTCAATATCAAGATCATCCTGAGAGAAGCCAGCAATAGCCAACTGCAACTCATAAAGGTTGTCTTCTGTCTTAACGATGTTATATGGAGGGTAATTAGACTGACCCGGTGTTTGTTCTTTTAGTCTATCAACCATACGGTCAAAACCAATAAAGAAAGGGTCGTATTTAAAGCTATCTGTAG